AGACTTTCAACAAGCATGGGTCTCCTCTCAGATACTCGGTTAGTTTCGCAACTCCTAAGTGCCTGATGGGACTCAGGCTTTTCAACTATACAACCCTTTCTCCTTGCACCGATTCGCGAGAGGAACCGATAGTGATTCAGCTAGACTTATACGGTGCGTTATTACCAATATAGAACGTTTTTGTTTCTTGAATTTTGCAACTAACTTTTCTAATTGGTAAGTTTTACCAGTACCCTTTGCTGACTTGATACAAGTATATTTCGTTGAACTGCAATCAATGGTGCTAATATATCGGCTGTGTTCTGTTATATGGGTAATATTAGATCTCATCCACTTTACCCCCAAAGTCATTGCCCTTTTTGTTTTTCGCATCTATAGCTATTTTTACTATTGCCAGTTTAATTTTTAGCATGGGCACCATAATACCTTGTATAGTGTCAAAGTCGTATGGTCCTTCACCGTAAAGCGCTGTTACCTCATTGAGCATTTCTTCGTAATTTTTTTTGTGTGTTAAGAGCTCATCCATCGACAAGTTTATGAGTTCTTCCATTGGGTTGTTTGAATCGTTGTGTTTTTTTGGCATAGACAAATCCTAATTGTTTGTTTTTAAATAAAACTGCATACATTAAGATGTTTTTATCATATTGAATTGATAAGTGTATCTCCATGTTGTATTTGAATGCAATTTTATTTATAATTTTCTAATAATAAATAAATATATTCAAGTTGGCCTTCTAGTTATCTCCTAGACGTGTTGTTTTGAATGCAATCCTTCCAACCATAGCCAACTTGAACTTAGAGAGCTGGGATAAAACCCAGCTCTTTTTTTCATCCCCAGTTCTCTCCTGCATTCTTTTGTCTCCTTGTTATAAATACAAATACACGCCAACTAATATGGTTAGTGTTACACCAACTAATTAAGGAGATAATTATGTCGAAAATTAAATTATTGAAACGAATTGAGCTACCAATACTCGAACCGGCCAAAGACTTTGCCGAGCTGTACGAATATGCCATTTCCACTATGGATTACGGAATAGGCACAAACGGTGAACGTGGGCTTTTCTGGGTACGTACCAAAGGACAAGCTAAACGAGGCCATCGCGTTGGGACAATGGATCCAAACGGATATAGGTGGCTAAGCTCAAAAAACAAATTCGAGCATCAGTTTGTATTTTTACTCCATCATGGCTATATACCCAAACGTCCCCTCACGATAGACCATATAGACCAATGCAAGACAAATAATGACATAGGCAATCTTCGTATAGCTTCCCAATCACAGCAGAATGCCAATCGAAAGAGCAATATTGGGACATCACGACACAGGGGTGTTGCTTACTGCTCGAAATATAAAAAATGGCTAGCACAATATATCACCTGTATCAACCATGAGCGTAAAACTTATTTCATTGGATATTTCCCAACAGAGGATATTGCGGGATATGCGTACAATGCGTTTGTTCGTGTCCATCCTGATTATGACCCAAAATTTCAACACCTCAACGATATAAATGAGACAAAGCTTACAGCTGATCAACGTGAATATATTGACCAACTGATATGCAAGAAACATGCCCATTTCTTTGAAAATTCCAAAATAAAGAAAATCGACAATAGAGATGTGCTGTGTGTCACATAATATTTGAAAAATCGGCAAGTCGCTGCTAAACACTGCCTGTTTAGGGTTGTGCTAACTGATTGATTTCTCGTTGAATATTACAAACCGTTGTGACGTGGTTATCAGTTCATATAAGTTGATATATGTACATCTCGCTTTTATGTGCTTAGTGTAAGGGCCTCCTAAAGAAAACGAGCCCCAAAGGAGGCTGAAAATGAGTTATAGACCATATAGACCACGTTTTATCTCCACCATCGAAGACATCCTCGAAAATGTGGACCCCACCGGATTTCATCCACATGTACGGCTGGAATTCAAATGGTGTGAACTGAGACAGAAAGAAGCTGATATCGAATGGCAAATGCATGCAGCTCAACGAAGGAAAATCCTAGCTGAAAAGCAGTTGATAACTCGACTTACAAAAGCTATGGATATGTCATATAAGCTTTATGATGGTTCGGTTGTTCGTAAATTCGAGGCCCGTTGCGATGATGATAATGTCGTGCCCACTGCTGATGAGATATTAGAATTTGTTAAAAATAAAAGGAGGCGTGAAGCTAACTGAAACAGACCAAAAAGGAGGAGCTGCCAGGAAGGTGGCTCTTTTCCTCTAACATCAGGTTATTACATGCAAGAAGTTGGCATCCCCCGTTTGATTTATATTTCAGAAGCAGCGGAGAAGTAAAATGAATGACATGGCACAAAAAATCAGGAAAACATTTGGTGACAGCGATATCAACGTCAAAGTCAATAACATCGTCGCAGATGCTTTGGGGTACGATAGTGACCCACGTTTTGGAATACACCAACGTGTGATCCGTTCCCTAGGTGAGCTCACGTATCAGGCGCAACGTCTTCTCGTGTATATCAGGAGGCAATCTGACATAGACGTCGATGAGTACATGAAGATTTCGAACATGGCAACGAATATTCTATACGGAGTTGTCACGTTAGCGAAAATTGAGCTTAGTCATAGAAATTATGGAGACGATGTGATTTCCAAGCTAAACCGTACTCTTGACAAGATAAAGGAGGAGATTGATGGCATTCGCATTATTGGGCCAGACACGGAGTTTATCGATCTATTGAATCCATTCGATATATTCGACCCTGACTCACGAACTGATATTGTGCTGACACAGGAGGATCAAGATTTACAATTGAATGAACTTCTTGAGCGTGTGCATGTCTCAATATCATGTAATGCTGACATAGCATGTAATGCTGACATAGCATGTAATGCTGACAAAGACGACCAATCTCGACAAGAAGAATGAGAAGTGCTCACTCGCGTTGTTTGGATGCATGGATGATCATTTCCCCATCATCGATCAAGCGGTTTATGGGAAAAATGGCATATAACGTTCATCTGAAGAATGTGAGTAAAATGGATGTCGCTAAAGTGATATTCAAGGACGAATATGGCCGAAGTAATCGCAAGGCGATAATCCGACGTTTCATAGAAGAAGCAAGGTTAACTCCTGCTGGTGCTTCGACGTACTATCAGTTACTGAAGACAGCCAAGTAAAGAAAGAGCTGCCAGGAAGGCAGCTCATCTTTCTAACACCAGGTCAATTAAGTCGGAGAACTCAATTATGCCGTAAAGTATTTATTCGGGATCAGCTATCAGCCGTAGGCTGGGCTTCGCCATCAGCTGTTAGGCTGTGCTGCGCCATCAGCTGTTAGGCTGTGCTGCGCCATCAGTCGAAGACTGCTCATAAATCATCGACTGAGCCATCTAGCTCTGGCAACGTCTTCAAGTACGTATAGATCGAATTGAGGTCCATCCCATCCTGATATGGTATCTCGTAAGTGTTGATCTCAATTGGCTGCTTTTCGTCTGTTCGTGCCTGCTTATCAGCATATACAGCTACGACAAATCTCACCGTTGCCTTGTCGCCTTCGAACGAGACGATGCGAATATATGCCGATGGTATGACCATCCCATGCTTAGTGTCGTCATAATTATCTTTTATTAATGCCATTATTTTCTCCAATTTCTATGAGGACTGGATTGTCTCCCATGTGGTACCATTATAGAATTTCATTTTCTTAGTCGTTTTGTCGAATATCAGCGTGCCCTCTGGTACGTTTGTCGGTTCACTTCCCGTGTTATAGCCAGGTACTACGTATCCAGCGCTTGACCCCAATAAATTTAGCTGCCCATTATTTTTTATATGCAGTGCATTCTGGTTGCTTGACCCGACCTTCGCTGAGTGCGTGATGCTGTTCGTAACGTTTGCACCAATAGCAACGCTATACTGGTTGTCGACTCGTGCGCCATAGCCAATCGCTACGCCATACTTTCCACCTCTTAGCTTCGCGTACATTCCGACAGCTACGCCATAGTCACAGCCACCCCATGTCCCGTCTACTTGACACCCATAGCCAATCATCACCGCTCCGTTGTACGAGATATTGACAGTCGACAGGTAAGCCCTTGGAGACCCGGCGTATGCTCCAATTACGACTGTCTTGTCAACATCTGTGGTCGAGTACGCATTTGCCTTATACCCAATCACGACGTGGCGATCGTTGGATTGGTTTGGGCGATTGGCAGTTTCCGTGTAATCGCCAATCAGTATTGAATATCCGGATTGATAGGCCTTAGCCCTGTTTCCAATAATGAATGTGCTTGTCGATCCGCCAGTTGGCGGTTGCGTTACTGTTCCAACGTATCTAGCCCAATCGGGGTTCGAGCTTGCCGATGATCCAGAGGTACCACCTGAGCCGCTAGGTGCCTTATTGATCCATTTGGTGCCATCCCAGGTGATCACGTGATCGATCTGTGGCGTCGTCACTGTAACGTCTGAGAGGTCACTGAGCTGCGTTGTACCACCCGTTGAAGATATCTGCCTTCCAACCCAGCTAGAAGTCGCCTGATCCCAACTCAAGACGTCTGAGTCGACCGGGGCGGTGACGCTTACATCTGATAGCGTGCCAAGTGCTATAGGTGGGACCGTTTCTAGCTTGCTATCAAGTGCTGTTTGTAACCCAGTAACATCTGAGATCGAATGGGAATGTGTCGTTGGGGCAAAAATATCACTCAATGAAGATATCGTCGTATCAACTTCAGTTTTCGTGTAATAGTTCGTGAGATCAGCCGTAGGCTGGGCTTCACCATCAATAGTCGTGGTTGCATCGCCGCTTCCAGTTGTTTGATCTGTCGTTGATCCACTTGTTGTTGAATTTAAAAGTTTTGATACTGCTCCTATTTTAATATTAATTCCCATATTGACCTCTTATTATTTTATGCTGCATAGAAGCTGACATTTATATACAGCCAATTATTATTCGTTAAAGCAATCCAGTGTGTTTTTAATATTCCAACTGAATCAATTCTTGTCCGGTATTCCCCAGCATTGTCTGGACCAATAGAGCTTATCATTACAGTAGAAACTGGGCGATACCCTACAGGTAACTGCGTTATCACAGTATTGGGAGTTATTGTTCCACCTGAGATCATCCCCTCAATCGTTACCAACCCTTCTGAATTCTTCCAGTACGAAAGGTTTCCATATCCATTGCCATAATTAACCCATCCATTTTGCAATGTACATGGATACTTCGTCGGTGAATTTTGTTTAATTCGTCCATTGTTCAATGTCCACACGTTATTGCCATCTACTGTGGCCATCAACACACCATTTCGCTTGAGCTCGAAGTTGCCGGCTACGGTTGACCTAAATTGCCACTCAGCATTCGCAATTAAAGAGAACATTGTGCTAGCTGTTGATGCTGTTTCTATTGAGAAGTATATGTTAGCTCCGTCATATCTCTTCATTCTTCCACCTGATGTTCCCCAAACTACGAAGTTCTCAACATACGTTCCATCAAGATTGCTTAGAAATCGTAAATTGTTTCCATTATTAACTATCTTCCAGTTTGAAGCATCAGTATCTGTAAATTGAATCGCTGGTGACAATCCTTCGATTGTGAAGTATCCTGAATCTAGAAAATGGTATCTATCAACAAACCCAGTTGTCGGATCGTTTGGATTGGTTGTTGTATTAACCGAGATCGTCAGTTTAGCCTGATCAGCTTGTACTTTGAAATCAGCTGAGTTGTTCGAAATGTCACTAAAGATGATATTTGGCTGATAGCTTTCAATGACTAAGCTTGTATCTTTCCCACCATCTGAAAACAAACCGTCTGATTTTAATGTCAGTATTCCATTGTATGATGGCGTTACTCCGTTTAAAGCGATACATGTTTTATTCGTTATTGCAACATCAGGTTGATTTAGTACCACATTATCAAGTTTATTGAAGTTATCAGCTAAACCAAAACTTGGCTCTTTATCATCTTTGTTTGGGAGATATAATCCCAAGTTAGCGCTAAAATCTTTATTAATTAGATATGGGACGTTAGGTTTAGTTGCTCCCTGGTACGTACTTGTCAGTGTAATTTGTGTATCGCTATCAACTGAAGCGATATAATAAAAAACATCATCTTCAATAACTTTAAAAGTATCACCGGGATCAACATTCGCTGTGAATTCTGTTGATGTTCCTGTTACTACAGCACTACCATTTGTTACTGAAACTGATCCAAAAGTGTATTGACTCATTTATTATTCTCCTTGTTGAGATGTTTTATTATTAATTTAATCACCATCCACATCTCATCAGGTGTTACGACATCATCACTTTCTACATGCTCGATGATCTCATCCAAATCGTTATACTTTTTAGCTAGTGCTCTTGCATTTCCAGCTTTAATTTTAATTGTTTTATTATTTGTACTCATCTAACATAAACCCAAATTAATTTCTTTTCATAATCCAAGTGATCAAACGCAAGCATATATTGCCCAATCGTGTCAAAACTAACTTCCAATTGCTGATCATCAATCAAGATTATGTCAGGTGTTTGCTTTGAATGAATCTTTACAGCAGTATCAATGGGAAGATTAAAAGATATCACTTCATCAATCTGTACATCGTAATGATCTTCGACATCAAATTGTTTTAATTTTACAATCTCCCCATCGTTTAATTTGCAGCCAATTAAATCATGTGAAAAAACATCTTGCGGTATCTCATGTACGAAACGGTGCGGTTGTACATATGGCGGCGTTGTCGAATTAATTACTGATATAATTCTATTCTCTGTATCAGTTATTGCATATTTCTTTTCTTTTAAGTTGTGCATATTGATATTTATCGTTTGAGCAACATTTCTTTGAAGTATAGGTTTAAAATCCCAACAACTTCAGCGTTAGGGTCATTTGCTGGATTAGCTGGATTTGGACGAATCAACAATTCTGTTTTTATATTTCCAGCATATCTATCGTATATCGTTGGATAATCGAAAGAAAATGCTAATGAAACATATTGCCTATCTGTAACACCAGCAACGGTATATCCTGAAATATAGCTAAATGGGAACAATGTTTGTTCAACCAATTGTTTTGTCGAATCGTATTGCTGTATTTCAGGTGGAGTATCTAGAGCGAGATTTCCCGTATAATTATGGTAAAGCCAGTCTGGATCTTCTGGATGTGGATCATTAACGTTCCAATCCCACCAACTTGGATATGTTCGTTCTTCCCATGAACGTTTTACAGCGATTTCAACAGGCATCGTATAGTTATATCCTGTGTTCTTCCAAAACTCGAACGTATAGAATAAATGAACACGTTTTCCAGCTAGTGTTGACTGATATATCTGAAAGTCAAACAATAAGACAAAGCCATCTGTTGTTAAGGGAGCTTCATGTATTCCTTGATACGTCAAGATTTCATGTGTTTTTACACGCGTTGCTGCTTCATTAATCAATTGATACTGGTACACTGAGTTATCAGCTATTGAATCTTGATTTACTGCATCAGTTGCTATCTGGTCGTTGGTAACAGCATTTGATTGCAACTGGGAAGTCCCAACTGAATTACTTTGTAAATGCGTTTGATCGACAATATTTGCAGCTAGCCCCGTTGCTGTTTCTACTAAAACCCCATTTTGATTTAAGTGATAACCTGTCAATGCGTCTTGCTTTACATGTGATCCATCAACAGCATTTGCGGCAAGCTGTGTTGAACCAACTGCATTGCTTGCAATAGAATCTCCGTTAACAGCATCTGTTGCTATCTGGTCATTCGTCACTGAATTTGTTTGAAGCTCGTTTGTTCCAACAGCATTTGGAGATATTAAGTCATTGGTAATTGCATCTGTTAGGATATGGACTGTCGCAACTGAGTTATCTGCTATTGAATCGCTATTAACTGCATCTGTTGCTATCTGGTCATTTGTAACTGAATTTGTTTGTAACTGGGCTGTACCAACAGCATTCTGAGTTATATGAACTGTACCAATTGCATCAGTTCTGATATTAACTCCATCAACGGCATTATTTGCTATTTGATCGTTCGTAACTGAATCACTTTGAAGATGCGTCGTACCAATAGCGTTTGTTGAAATATGGTTACTGACTACTACGTCATTTGCAATCTGTGAACTTGAAGTGATCAGTTCTGTATTTGACAAGTTAAATGCATCGATTGCTCCTTGTCCTATTTCTTGTGATACCGTGGGGACTGTTACATTAAATGGACCAACATAATTAACACCACTCGGCTGTTCGAATCCAAATGCATCGTATGCCCCAATCCAAAACTTGTAAGTGTTACCTGGCGTTAGATTATTGATCCATATGTGAGTATCTTTTCCTTTGTATACGCAATTTCCACTACCAACTTCTGTTCCATCTGGTGCAGGATCACTACCAGTCATCCAAACGACAATTCCTTCGAAATCATTATCATTTGTCACTGTCGTGTCATATGTGATACCAATAGACTTGTACATCCCAGTGCCAACGACGTTCTGCAATGGTGCTGGTTTCGGGTTTGTTACATACAATGGGACTTTCTTTGCTGATCTTTGTCCCCAAACTGCTACGACACCGACCATAAACTTCAAGTTTCTACTTGGTGCCAATCCAGCTTTCTTGCTAAAACGTACATTCTGGTGATGTGTGAATGTAATATTCGTTTTATTGGTTGTTAATGTTGTTAGCTTGATTGGATTAGAAGTGTCATCGACATTGAATACATCGATCTCATAATACCTAAGCCAATCGTTCGGTGAATCACCTGCATCTAGTCCTGTTACATCATTTCTTAAAGATATCCCATTCGATGTTGGAAGCCTCCACTTGATAGAACAATCTCTTCCAACAAATTCAGCAGCATGTGGATTATCCCACCCCTCGTCGAGTTGCAATCCTGCTACGTTGGGGACACCAGCCTCATATTTCTCGAATGAAATCTTGTTCGGATCAACGTAATATTTGAAAGATATAGTTTCAGCTTTTACTTGTTGGGAAGGATGCAGCGGATTGAAAGTTATTCCTGTTGGGTTAAATTCAAAATCGATATAATTAATATCACGCGAAACCTCAATGCTTGCAGAACTTCCATATGCATCAAATGTCCTCGTTGTACCAGTGCTTGGTTTTATAATAATCCTCGACCCTGTGCATTGAATATTCTCCCAATTGAGAAATACATATATCTTCTGATCAACTACACTAGTTTTCGCTTTAATGTTAATGTTTTTTGCAATCAGTGATCTTCTATCCCAATATGAAGGCCCAACGTCGGGTATTCCATTAACTATGTTTGGAGTATTCGTTTCTCCTATTCCATTTTCCCATCCAAAGATAGAATATCCTTTCGTTTGTGGTTGATTGTCGGTTTCAAGTTGATAATATGAACTGTCTTCTTTTCTAGCTGTTATTATGATCTTGTCATCTTGTGTTTGTTCCAATGAAATGATCTTACAAATACGTGGCGAATCAAGAACATGGGAATTCGTAACTGATATAACATCACCCTTATTCACCACACAGCCCAAGAAATTAGTTTCAAATGATATGATCTCCCTTGTATGCTTTTGTTTGTTATAAAGGAGATTTGCTATCTTGTGTGCCTGTGCTCTATTAGTAATTCCAGCTACTTCTACATGTGTAAATGGTGCATTGCCTACTTTTGCTTGAGCTAGAATATAGTCATTATCACGATCTAGGTAACTGACTGATATTCCCGCTTGTGCTTGATCAGTCAAATATGTAACTGTCATCGAATCACGAATAATGTTTTCTTCTGTAAATGCTTGGATTACTGGCTGATTCTCTTTGTCAATCACTACACCAAGCTTTCCGGTTGCCCAACTAATCTGCGCATTCCCTGCTGCTGCAATTAATTCTAAACACTCGCCAACTGTTGTTGGCTTATTGAATGTATAATTAAACTCAAATTGTTGTGAATCGCAATATGCCTTAAAGTCATCTATCGATGCTGTGTCGAGCTGATCCTGGGTAAATCCTCCATGCTCCATTGCGAATGATTTAAAGATGAGCCCGGGATTTCTGCTATATAATCCTGCAACGGTTGCAGTTTCAACGATTGCGCTGACTTGGCCCAATGCTCCTCTTAATTGTGCGCTTGCTTTAGCTTTAATTGCTAATCGTTTTTGATTCGTATAGATCCCGGTATCAGGTTGAAAGCTACGTACTTGCAATACGTTAAGATTCATCGATCGTTTATTGTCATCTGATTTGCCTGATATCCTAGTAATACGTACTTGATACTGATCAGCAGGGACATTTTTTGAGAAACTTTCTATGAATGGTTTTGCATCACCATTTTCAAATGTGATATTTCCGTTCGGGTTGATTGCAGGTACCTCTGCATATTCATATTGGACTTCACCAGTAAGTGCATTGTATGATTCCCCAGTAATCACCCTCTCCATTAGGATATACTTACTAAACGAGCCATTGGAGAATATTGACCAATCTGTATCTGATACTTTTTTATATTCAATTTTAAATTCTATTTGCTGATCGTAATATTTCCCTTTTTTATTAATTGCAAATAATACAAATTCAATGTCGATTGATATCCTTGTCGTATTTTCAGCAGTTGTTGCAATTATGAAGTCATTAGCATCGTTGAGAATACCACCTTGCGCTGTATCAACGCATGCTGGGAATAGATCAATCTTCCCATCATTTCCACTTAACTGATATTCTATCTCATCGTAAGAATCGATTGGCTGATTGCCAACCTTTATATCAGTTACATTGATCCCCCCTTGCGGGATAAGTCCAAAACAATAAATTTGATACAAATACTGATCATCACCTGCATATTCGACATATGTTTGAGATACAAGGTCAGGTGCAACTCTAATTTTACCAACTGTTAATGGGATAACTTCACCATAACGGCTTCTGTTTGCTGCAACACCAGTTAACCTGAATCTTTCTTCCGGTGTTAGTACATCTGGATCTGTTCCAAATTTTATATACTTCGCTCCAACTCCCATTACTACTGAGGCAACGACTGTTGAAGTTACCGAATATGCTATTGAACCTTGTGCTAATCCCAATGCTCCTGCTGCGGCTCCGCCGGTGTATACCGCTGCTGCCGTTAATGCAAGAAGCGCTAAAGTTTGATTGAGCTCCCTTCCTCCACCTGTTACACGTGGTACGACAATAATATTGTCATTATTTTTCAATTTAATTCGATCTACTTTCCCATTTACAATATACTGATATAGATCAACAGGATATCTTTGTAATAGCTGGGATTTCGATATCGTAATTTCTTTGTGATTTGTCGTGAGAAATGGGTTATCAACGACTGTGATATTCAAGTGATGTTCAAGTAATTTCATATCAGTTATTTATCGAATATACTCCAACAAAACTAAGTGATAACTCCTCCATTTTTTCAAACGGGGTTAGAATTACTGATTTCGTTGCAATGAAATTATGAAGTACATATGGATTATTATCGTATTTGAATATCACCCCAACATGAAACCTCCCACCTTTATCTTTGTATAATGCAACATTACCATCTTCGAGGTGTTCTGTTTGCTCAACATCTGGTGAATTAACATTATCCGGCAGTGATTTGTTAAATTCTCTTTTTAGTACATCATTAACAAAATCTTTGCAGTTATACGATGGAGAATATTTTGTCCCAATATATTTCAAATACCAGTGAGGGGTTTTATCTTTACTCATAATAATCCAGGTGCTGTCCATTGGTCATAATATTGTGTAAGTACAGGTTTGTTATATACATCTGTGAATGACAATCGTCCTGATATTGAATTTGCTGATACTGTTATATTTGTAAGATTGAGTTCAATAGACCATTCTATCGTTGTGGGGCTTGATAACAATGCATGTTCAAATTTTACTTTTGTACCTTCAAGATTCGTTGACGAGGTGATAGTCTGCGATAATTGAGTTCCTATGTTACTAATTACGATGTTTGACGTTGGTACACCTGAATCTGGCTGAGTGGGCTTCTGTACCTCAAAAGCTGTTCCTGTAAATCCATTGATATCTTCATTATTATTAACGATTTTAATTTGTGACCCATCGCCAAATGTGATTGTGATGAAAGTTAAAACATAATCTGCCCCAGCTTCCATCGTTGTTCTGAAATTACTTGAATATGCCATTTACACCTCAAACTCTGCTCTAAATGATACCGTCATGTGCTGATATGTCTGAAAAGTTGATGTTGAGTACCCACCAACAATTCTATAATCACGTGTTCCACCAGTTATTATATTTGGGAATGTGAACCAATCATGCCCATTGGTCTTATACCAACTGACAAATTGATCTGCTTGTGCTTTTGTCAACAGTATCTTGAAACTCGCAATGCCATAATGCTTTGTGAATCGATTTACTTGATGGATTGTCCCTGATTCCATTTCTGTTCTAACTGGCAATGTCTGCGAATGTTCTGTGTAATCTAGAATTTTTGTATATGCGAATGCCAAATTATATTCCCCCTCTCATTGTTTGGAATATTGGGCCACGTGATCCTAAATCTTCCAATACAACATTCTGGACAAATGCCCTTCCATCAAAAGATGTTGAAATATCTGATTGCTGAATTGGGATAGAAGAATTATTCGTTATATTGAGTTTTACTTGAGGCTGAGTTGCAACTCCAAAACTACTTGCATTGTTTTGTCCAGCTACTCCATTTGCTACTCCATTTGCAATTCCCTGTTGCAATCCTTTTGTTATCCAACTGATCAATCCACCATTCTCTTGTGAAAATAGCTGAGTCCACATTCTAGCTATCTCTGATCTTATTATCTGATTCGCAATTGATTGTAGAAAATCTGAGAAACTACTATCAGCTTGTTTTAACATTGCAATGAATTCATCAGCGAAAGAATATGCGAAGCTTGCGAATATTCAATCTGCTCTTTTTGCGAAATTATCAGTCGATCGTTCCATGTCCTTCATTGCTCGTTTGTATTCGTCTGATATTTCTCTGATTTTTGCGTTGAATACATCTGTATCAAGTCCTTGGGCATATAACTCCTGCAAATGTTCAAAGTCATCGACCATCTTCTCATATGGTGACCTTATATCGACTGTTTTGTTAAGTTCTTCTGCCTCTTTCTTGAGATCAAATATCCGCTTTTTAGCTGGATCGTTTTCAAGTTCGTATTGCTGCTCTAGTTGCTTTCTTTCTTGTTGCGCTTTGGTTAATGACTTCTCAAGATCATCTTTCAATGACTTCAAATTGCTAGCTCGTTCTGGTGTAAGCTCTTTTGAGAGATCACGATTGACATCTTGTAACGAATGTTGAATTGCTTGTATGTCTTCATTGATCGATCTCAGTTTTGCTACCAATGGGTTATACCTATCGATTAGCTTCTGATCATTTTCAAATGGTGCGAACTCACTTTGTGCTTTTTGTACAATTTGCTCCCAAACCATTTGAACACGTTTAGCTTCATCGATTCGATTAGTGAACTTCCCAGTATCAAAGTCAAAGATTTCACCTGGGAGAATCGTGTCAAATCGCCCTTGTTGAATCTCTTTAATGATTGCTTGCTTGTTTTTTAACAAGTTCGCATATTGATCGATATACGTGAATTCAGGCGGTACAAAAGTACTTGCGAATGATAATGCTCGTTTCTTTTCCTCGTTGAGTTGTTGATGCACAGATGTCAGCTTTTGGCCCAACTGTATTTGCTTTTCGTATCTCTGATTTTCAGCAGCTATTGCTCGTTGATACTTAACATCACCTAGTTCGTCTTTGATTGCTTTTAGTTTTTGTAAGTTTGCTAGATGTTGCTCACGTGCTTTTTTGTTTGGGTCAAGAAGATTATCAACGAGTTGTAATCCTTCACCTCGTACCTGGGCTCGTTGTTGTTTTCTTTGCTTTTCTAACAGTTCACGCTCGTCTTTGATGCGTTTCTCTATAAGATCTTTTCGCCTTTTATCCGCAGCTTCGATCTTATCGTTGACCTCGTTTAATTGCTCGAGAAAATCATCAACGTCCCGTTTTTCCCAAAAATACAAATCACCATATTCTCTTCCATCTAACGTGCGTGTGATGTTATCACGTAATCTTTGTTGCTCATCGATTAGGTTCTGATATTTGATATCAAATTCAATCCCATTGAGTTCCTTTATATCGCTAGCGGCGATTCTTACTGTTTGACCGAGAATCTTGAATAGTTTTATTGCATCATTCACGTAATTTAGGACAAAGCTATAAGCTGGTGATAACTCCAACTTCAGCTCATCTTTCTGTGCTTCCAATACGCGATTGATATCTGTCAGTTTGTCTTGATACTCAGATGCTTTCTCGAAAAACTCAGGTGGCTTAATTAATCCAAGTTCATGCGCTGTTTTTGATAATTTTTCATAGTCCTGGGCAACTAATATAGCTCTTGTTGCTGAATCGCCAAATGCCGATGTTGCTATTCGAAGTTGTTCTGTCTCAGTCTTTGCCTCACGTATTGCCTTGAAAACACGCTTTATTGCAACTTCTGTTGATGTGATCTTTTGAAGATCACCAAACAATGACCCAAAACCATTATTCTTAGAAACATTTTCAAATAATGTTCCATATCCACCTTTGAAGTTAGCGAATGTTTTTGCGAATGTCTTGATGTACTGATTAGCTTCATTTGCGCTAACACCTGATCGTTCGGCAACATAACTAAATTCTTGCAAGAAAGAAGTCGTTACATGCGATTGCTGTGATATCTTGTTTAATTCATCAAGTGATCGCGTCGTTTCATTTATTGAGCTGATAACTGCTGAGATCGAAAATCCAGCGATAAGAGATATTCCTAGTCCTTTTGCTGATCTCGAAAATGAGTTTATTTTTCTATCAAGTTGCGAAAGTTGTTTGTCGATGCTTCGAACTGATTGCTGAAATTGCTGTGTCCTAGTACGAATATCGACCACGAGGGTTTTCTTAGCCATGGCTGTATTTATGCCTTATCGAATTTTTTTAAAGTTGTAATTATTTGCTCACGAACATCTGCTGGATCGGTCGAAACTGGTGTATCGGGTTCGTCTTGCAATTGAATATGAGCAAGATATAGCTGGATATGGGAAACAGGGAAGGATAACACCTCAGTCAATGGAAGGTGCAATCTCAGTGACAAGCCAACTAAAAGATTAAGAAAGTGATTTTGTTTTAATTTTTTTTAGTGTTATCTATTGAATCATCGGATAACCCGGATTCAAATAACAATGCATCACTTAGTGGCTTCAATGATCTAGCACTAAGTCGAGCTTTAACATCTTCTGGTGAAGAGAATAACTGTTGATCATTTGTATCTGTTACCATCAAATGTGCTAACTTGTAAATCATCATATCATCCTCATCTGAAGATATAATGTCCGTTAGTTCACCAGCCGTTAGTTCACGAAACGAAATATCAACGTCAGTGAATTTACCGTCTTGTTTTATCCTGATTTTCATCGATTATCCTTTAGCTTAAAAATTCTATGTTGATACTTATTTATTAAATCCAAATATAATTTTGTGTAATCACCATTTGAATAATATGTTTCTATTGGAAAATTTAAAAGATGTTGCCTTTTTATGGGGTTTTTTAAAATATTATCGATCCCAATTCTAGCAATTGTGGTCACATCACGAAGTTGAGCAGCAGTTTGCTCATCTTTACTTTGCGCAATATACATCACGTATTTCTTATCACAATGCCCGGATGTGTATTTGTTATGATATGTATTATAAAACACACCAATATAACTAGAGGTGCAATTTTTTCTTTTATATTCCCCAGGCTTTAGTTTTTCTTTATAAATTCGATTCTTGTATTTCGCCTTTATTTTTTCAAATAAATCAGTATATTTTCCACCACTCCAATAATCAGTTAACGGATAATTTATTTTAAAATACTCAGGTGTTTTGATTATTTCTTCAATTTTGTTACGACAAATTATCGTCACATCGTATATTCTTGCTCCATATTCTTCATTTGAAACGTTGGCGATGTGTTCTGAATATTCATCATTCCAATGTTTCACTACGTATGTGTTATGAGTTTTGTCATAAAAAACACCCAAAAAACAGGATGTTTTATTTACTTTCTTCCGTCTATTCCTATTATTTTCGCTATATGTAACAATTCTTAAATTTTCAATACGATTGTCTTGTCGATCTCTATTAATATGATCGCATAATTCTTTTGGATAATCAGGCAGTTTTTTGTTGAAGTATAATAATACTAATCGGTGCAATTGGATTCTTTTACGTTTAATAATTGCGTATATATAACCATCGGCTTTATTCAAAGAGCCAATATAATCACCTGACTTGTGCTGACGATATTGTTTCTTGAACTTGAATCCTTTTCCACTTGGATCATACTCGAGATATTCATCTATAAATTCGAGCAATAGATGCTCATCTTCTTTTCTTGCTGCAACTGTTTTACCATTTGCCATAAAAAAAAATCCCCAAAGAAATAAAAAACATCTTCGGGGATCTGATTTGACAAAATCAACGCTACAAAATTACGCCCAAGTTACAGCACCAGTAATCTCCACAGTGCAGCTAGCTTCTACTACACCATCGACAGTTGCGCTAATTGGCAGGCTCAGGATATATCCACTGAAACTTGCGGTTGTTGCTGCTTCTCCGCCTTCGCCTGCTGGGATATTGATCTTAAATGGGGTTAACGCTTGAGAATTGCGCTGAGCTTTTAGTTTAGTAAAACTCGTATCATTGGCGAACTTGATATCGATTTGGACCTGACCTTCATCAGGTAGGCCGACCAACTTCTCCTTCGCAGTCGAGCTTAAATTTGTTGTATCGATAACTGCGGCTGACCCACCTTGTAAACCACTAAAACCAGTTACATTACCAATAGTCGCAAAACCAGTTCCATCGTCAATCTCAATCGTAATTCCTTGTGCCTTTGTTGCTGACATATTTTTTCTCCTAATAAATTCTTATAGTTATATTTATGATATCTTGCCAATTCTTTTAACAATCACTTGTTTCAAATATAACTCTAATTTTTCTTCATATTCATCTCTGCTAGAAACTATGTAATAATCATCTCGTATTAACAATAATATTTGCTGCAAGATTGCTTCTGTCTCACTATATGTTTTCGCAATGATGTCTAGCTGAAATACCGCATTCGAAACATCTAATTGCGAATTATCCAAGAAATTATAATAATCACTTGTTATATTGTTATATACGATGACTGGGAATGTTGCTTGTTTATCAAAATGAAGTGGATACACTCGATCTAATGCATCGGTTGCGCCATTCAATAGAAAATATAAATGTTCACTTTGTGTGCTCATTGTGTACTTATTTCCACCCCATCTTTTTTAGTTCTTTATCGATTTCATCGACGATTGTTTGTTTTACTGTTCGTTCTGCTTCATCTTTCATTAGATCAAATGCAGTTTCCAAGAATAACTTCGGTTTTAAATATTTCGTCCCCACTTCTTGAAAATACATGTATGGTGCCAACCTTGATCCTTTTGGCGTATCAAATATGATCGTATGCCCTCGCTCGTACGACTTATCGACTTTCTTAATTTGTACGATTTTAAATTGGCGTAAACCAGCCCTAGTTCGTTTCGGTGCGAGTTCTTTAGCTTTCTTTGCAATCAATGCAGCTCCACGTCGATTTGCTTTCAACACGATTCGTTTTTGTAATTTACCATCTAGCTTCTTGAAATCCCGGCTTATTGCTCTAACGCTGAATTCTTTCATCGCTCTACCCAAAATATAATTTCGTTATATTGTTTTATCCAATGCGATATTTTGAATGTGTCACCACCAATGATCATTTGCATTTCCTGATGGTATAAATTTGCAAGTGAATTTCTATCACGAATCTTAACGACATATGCAAGATGTTCACTGGGATGCATTTGTGCATACGTTTCAAACGACTTCGATTTTAATATCTCACCCCATGTCGTTATCAAATCAACCCACGTTTTCTGTTCTTGCCCATAACTATCACGTGTTACCTGTTTTTCCCTAATTGTTACTTTCGTTTTTAAGTTCCCAGGATTCATTTGGAGCTCAACCTGCTTTTAAATGTCGATGTGGGTTTAAAATATATTCAATGCCATTTGGCAATTGTGAAGCTGACCCATAAACGACAATATTCCGGTTTTCATAGAGATGTGCTGTAAACCAAACAATTGCAATGTTAATATCTTCAGTCGGTGGATAAGCAGTTTTCCCTTTGATCAATATCTTATCACTGTTCGGGAGTTCACCATCGATGTTTAGCTCAAAGTGCATGTCATAAAGATATGCTGTAAATGTATTCGTTAGTTCAACTGGGGGATTTACACTATAATCCCATAATGAAGTAACCTCAGTGATATATCTAATATCGAACTTGTTTTCTCCAGTAATGATCTTGTCTGGGACAAAACTAAATTCTCGTTCAATAATATACTGGTCAATATGTGCTTCTATTGCATGTGTTGCAGCTTTAATGAGGTCAGTTATCAATTGGTCATCATCAGTAAAATCAACACGGAGATATTCTTTCATTCGATCAAGTGTAACAGGGGGAGTTCCTATCTCATTCGTGATGTAAAACTGTGACATTTATTTTTCCTGTTGCGTTCTGATAACTTTTGTTTGCTTCTTAGGTCGAGTGGTTTTAGGTTTATCCTCAACTAACAAATTCAATCGTTTTGCTGCTTCAAAAGCTTCATCTGGTGTATCCCATACATAACCTTTCGGGTAATCAACGATGTTTACTCCATCAAAGCTAAATTTCCAGTTCTGTTTTAGTTTATAAGTTTTCATAATTTTATTTATGTTTGATCGATCTTTTGATCGGGCTTCGCCTTTGGATAAAAAAAGAGAGGTTGAGTTGCCCCAACCTCTCAAGCTCTTTGTTATTGTTATATGTTATTATAACGATTTAAACAGCTTCATTGCATACGTATCGCATATCGCCGAACCAACGGTCTTAGTTGTATAAAATGATACGTATGGCTTAGCGGTATACGGATCACGAATAGTTACAGGGCGTGCAACATCGAGGATCGTGTACGTTTGCTTCATATCACCAAATGCAATTGGGAAAGTTCCAGTTGCAATGTTAGGTAATGCATCAGCAGTTACTACATCGAAACCGTGAAGTTGAAAACCACCCTCGGTGATACGTACTACCGGGCTGTTATCAGCATATGCGAGTTTACGGACAGCGGCTAAAGTGCTGCGATTCATATAGAATTTAGCATTGGACAAATAGCCAGTTCGTAACGATGCAACAATATCAGTCAGGATATCGGCGCTGAGATTACCTTCGATGAATTGAAGTTGTCCCAATACTCGAGTTGTGTCATCCAAGTTAGAAGTGGTTGCAGCTAATAACCCCTTTGGCTTATTAACACCATCACCGGTCCAAAATGCTTCTTCTTCAGCATTAGCCCAATTCATGCCAATTTCTTCAGCCAAGAATTGCTCAACATTCCAATCAGCTTCATCAAGTAATGCTTGTGATACCTGGGGAGCTGAATAGATTTCGCCGTAAGTACCAGTAATGCGGATAATATCCGGATTATCAGTCGCAGGCCGAGCTGCAGTTTCACCAACCCAGGACGATAATGCGAAGTTCCCACGATCAGAGAAGTTCTTAGCCCAGTTCTTGCTAGGTACTTGTAATACCATTGCGTTTTGGCGCATTACACTGTTATTGTAAAGATAAGTGCCAATGTCTTTATCTAAGTTCTCACTTACGAGATATCCGCCGTTTGTACCGGACGTTGCATCCATCGCTTTTTTGAGAACATCAACTTCCATTCCCTTGCGAAGATACAGGCCAAATGCCTTTGCATACTCATCGGCAGGTTTACCAGTTTGTTCGCCAACACGAGCTTGTTTCTTGGCAACATCTTCCAACTCACTCGTTAAACGGTCGATCTCAGCCTGAAGTTTCTTCTGCTCCTCAACAAATTCGCTTTTTGTTTTAGAAGTAGTTTTCTCGAGTTCTTCCTTGAAACTTTTACGTTCCTGTTCCAGCAGCTCATTGAGCTTATCCAATTTTTCATTGATTTCTTTTGTTTCCATTATTATTTTCTCCTACACTTTGCTTATTTTTGATAATAATTTATCAATTTTCTCTGAAATATTTTTCAGTTCGATCTCTTCAGCATCTCGCTGTTTGATCTGTGCAAGTATCACCTTGCTTTGTTTATTTGAAACACTCGCAACATCGCGCAGGAGTTTTTCAAAATACTTGGGCTTGACCGATGTTTGATTTGCTATATCGCATTTAATCTTATCGATCAAAGCTAATGAGTTAGCAGGAAGTTGGACAATGGAGATTTCATATAACTCAATGTCTTTTAATAGGTATGTTCCATCTCCAAGTGATTCGTAATCATTCAATTTATATCCAATACTTAAACTTCCAACTGATCCTGCTTTTAAAAACTTGACAATATCTTCTACTCGATCTACACCACCTATCAGTACTCCAGTTACTTTTAATCCGTAATCATCAGTTTCGAGTTCTTCCCAATGCCCAATAACATTTTCCCAGTTATGGTTGAATAGCATCGGCAATGGTGATTGCTTTGTTTCCCATTGTTTTAATGTGTTATCGAATGCTTTTTTGTCGATTATGTCCCCATATGAATCTGGCTGATCATGAAAAGTGCTGGCATACCCAGTTATTCGATAATTGCCATCTTCTGTTACTTCTACATCGACTTTGCTTACATTTAATTTAGATTTTATTTGTTTCATCGCTTTTATTTATTATTTTCGTTGTCAATATCTGCCTGTGGTTCACTGTTTGTTTCTTTTGCTGTCTCAATAAATGCATTGTTCAGCGGATATAAATGAAAATCCCCGTTTTCAATTGGCTCTAAATTCTCGAGCTCTCTTATTTCATTAACGGATCTGATCCCATTTAATATCTGCTTCTGATATGCCTCAAACTTGCTTGCCGTATCAGCTCGCATCAATGTATTCCATTCAAATTCAAGATAGATATCAGGCTCATTAATTAGAAATGTGTTAATTGTGCTTTCAATAGTTCTTACAATTGGCATCATCGTGAAACTTTGAAATTCAATTCCCAATGCCTCAATTGAGTTATACGATGTACCTTCGTATGATTGAATAAGATGTGCTGGGAGATTAAAGATTCTTGCGATTTCAATCACTTGTTTTTGTTTTAATTCTGTTACCTGGCTTTCTCTTAATGAGCTATCAAGCTTCTGGTACTTGTTAATTCCTTCAACTAGTGGTATGCCATGACGCGATAATGCTTTTTGAAGTGTTTTTGCAAGATCATTGAAAACGCCTTCTCGTGTTATCACCTGGTCGATCATGAATATTCCAGATGCCCTTGCTCCTGATTCAAAGAATTGTTTTGAATATTGCTCAAGGCTTAGATATAACTCAATCGGTTGTCTTGCCTGTTTCCACGTGGGTTCTACTGTCAATCCATCTGATGATGTTCCTTTGAAACGGAGAATATCATTTGGATCAACTTCAATTCCCCTAAATCGATATGTCACTGAAAAATCATTGTGGACATCGACTGAAACTTCATCAGTTGCAAGTGGGATTAACTCAACGACACGTGTTCCAGCTCGAACTACTCGGACAAATGCTTCGTTGTGATGCAATAAATTGAAAACAATAGTTTTGAAGAAATCTTGCGAAGTTTGAAATGCGTTTGGCTTTGTGATTAATTTAGAAAGAGGATGATTTGGCTCTTTTTGCCTAATCGAATTAGGACGTTTCTTGTAAATCGAAGCTGATAAAACACCAATGCTCTCAGTTATAATGTTTATCGCTGATCGATACGGGACGCATTTTAATGCTGTTCTCGCATTTACGTTGACAGTATTAGTCGATGTTAAATCTGCAACAATATCTAATGTGCTTGCTGATTTAGTCGATAATTTTTGTTTTTTGAATTTGCTGAATAATCCCATATATGTTTATTTATGATTCAGTTCTTAAATACATAGTTGTCCCATATATTTTCCTGTTCTCTTTCTGCTGATCTTAGATATCCCCCCATTGCCATTAACAATGCTACTACTGAATCTATCTTTTGATGCGGAGATACTTTAGTTGGTCGTAACAAGTTATCAGCATTGCGATGTGCAACTACATTTTGAAATTGCCACGTGAGAAGTTTGCTATTTGAAATAATTATGTTTTGTTCATTGACCAACGATGCAAGTTCTTGCATTGCAACGTTATAACTTCGATGGTTTTGATAATGTTTGTATGCGCTAAACCCGCGTTTTTTCAGCATTTGTGCGAAATGTTCTAAACTAAATGGGTCATAAAATACACTTTGAATGTCAATAATATCTTTCAGTTTTGTAAGGTACTCGAGTATCTGGTCGAAATCTGTTGCGACTTCACCGCATTGCTCAATTAAACCCGCGTCACGATATTCAATAAATCTCATGTCTGATTCAATTGCTTGTTTATTGAGAAACACTTTATCAATCATTACAGCTGGTCTTTCTTCAGTTGCTGGGAAGAATATTCCAATTGAAGCGAAGTCATTACGTGTTGCTATATCAACTCCTATTATTGCTGTTTCACCCCTAAAATCTTCTATGTTGATTTCTTGTTGAACACGTACAAGTTTTTCTATTGGGATGTAAACTGAACTTGAAGATGCCCAAACATTCAATCTTTTTGTTAAGAAATTCGGTCGTTCTGTATTGGTGTTCAGTGCCTGAGTTGCAAGATTCTTCATATCCTGAACATAACAAGAAACACCTAGATTGGGATTTGCTTTGTACCAAAGTGATTGATCAGTTAGCAATTTAACTTCATCTGCTAAATCTTCAGGATCAAGTGTATATGCAAGAAAAAATATCGAATCATCTTCTATCTCATTATTGACAATCCGTTTGCCGTATTCGTAAAGTTGAAATGCAACGGATGTTCTACTAAATCCTGCTGTCGTAATTGCGAACACAAGTGGTTCTGCCCTAGCCCCAGTCGAAGTAATCAATGAATCGTACATTGCACGATGTTCAATAAGATGTACCTCATCGAATATAACGAAACTTGAACTTATCCCATCTGTGCTTTGCCCATGCGTGTCTTTGGACAATGCTTTAAAGTAACTGCCTGATTTCTCTTGATGGATGCGATACGTGTTGTATGTTAGGCCAAATGCTTTTGCTAAAGATGGGTCACTTATCAACATCTGGCGAGATACATCCCATGTTAGCTTTGCTGCATCTCTTTTTACTGATACTGAATAAACTTGTGATGCGCCATCACGTGGATCAATGAGATGATAAAGAGCTAATCCTGAAAGAAGAAAAGATTTGCCGTTTTTACGAGGTAAGAATAATTGTGCTTTAGTGAAACGACGAAAGTTTGTATCTTTATGAACCCATCCATACAAAACTGAGATCATTGCGATCTGCCAGTTCTCTAATATGAATTTCTTGCCAGCTAATGCGCCTGATATATGGGGAAGAAGTTCAAGAAAACGAATTACTTCGGTTGCCCTCTTGATATCAAACTTATATTCAAACTGTGCTGTCTTTGATTTTTCTAAATCTTTTCTGTGACGAATGTAAGTACGTTTTACTAGATCACATACTGCAACTTTGCCACTTAGAATATCATCGATATATTGATCTGTTATTTTTTGTACTTCATTTGTCGATCTCAAACCTGCTCCTAAACACAAACCCAACTTGTTGTTGATGGGTGTTTGTCTTTTGTTCTGTTCTTTTTATGTTCCAATCTTGTCTTTTCTATATGACATTCACTGCATAATAGCTGGAGATTATTTATATCCCACGGATGACCGTTTTCAGCTAATGCAATAATATGGTCAACTTCGTTACCTGTTTTATACTTGCCATTTTTCAGGCAGTTTTGGCATAATCCCTTGTCACGTTGAAGTACAGCTTTGCGAAGTTGTTGCCAACGTCGAGTTGCGTATATTTCCCGGTTGTAAAGTTTGTTACTGTTCATCCGTCGAAATTGAATATACTGAGATATTCAAGCGCTGCATCATCTTGCTCTGTATCAACTCCAATAATATTGTTACGCGATCGTATGCTTCCCCCAAAGTTGTCACTGAGTTTTATAAGCTGTTGAAGTGCTCCTGTTGTCATAGATGATGGATTATCACGATACTTGAATAGTAAATTACAAAATATTTCTAATTGAAAACGATCAGTGTTTTGAAAAGCATCATCTGGATATACGCCAATAACTTCGTTCCATATTATTTTAAGATCAGCATTGAAATGTGCTGGTGGTGTTCTATCGAATTTATCTTGATCAAGTACAAACTTCTTTTTTGGGGACTTTTTGTCGTCCCTTCCACCAGTAACTTCGGTTCTATTGATATTCTTCTTCATATTTTTGCTGGTGGGTTTTGGCGTGCGGCATCAAAAGAAAAGTGTTGAAAGTGTATCTCAGTAATTGGGTTTTCGAATTTTGAGGCGGGTATATGTGGTTGATTGTCTTGTCCGCTCGCTGTGTTGTTCCCATTGCCACTCTTGATATTGTGCAACCTGATCGCGCTTGAGATAAATGCTATCCAAATCACTAACGTTGCTGCTCCTATTATCGTTCTCATATGTGTCCAATGGTGATACTCATCTTTCATAGATGTGCTCCTATGTATGTTCCTACCCCCGTTGCCATTGCTAATCCAATTATCGAAATAATCCATTTGAGTGGCGTGCTAATTAACAAATAGTTTTTGTCCGATGTATTACATATCTGAGTTACTTCTTGCAGTGACTTCTTGCATTGATTGAATTCGTTGATGTAATTATTGAGATCATTTTCAAGAAGTTTCATGTTCTGTTGTAACTGGTTGCACTTCTCAGCTAGTCCAGTATGAATAGACATCGTTGATGTAACTGTTGTGATCTGAAGTACAAGTTCTTTCAATTCGTTTTTGATGTTTGACATCTCATCAACGAGGCGTTCATTGATCAAAACGATATTGTCATAATGGACCTCGAGCTTAGCTAACCTCGTATCATGTGAATGTAATTTGTCCTCAGCGTCTTGCATCACTTAACCTTCAAGTTTGTGACAATTGCCTCTAGTGCCAAGTTGATTAAATGCTCACGTATTTGAGGATATGTTGCTTTCACTTTAGCAGTTACGTGTTTACGCTTTTGTTCGTTGGGAATATCTTTGTTCTGATATTCAGTAACGAGCACTTGAATGAAATCAAACACCTGTTTCGACACGATTTGTTTTATAAGTTTAAGTAAAATTGTTAATAATATTTTTGTAATCATGTGTTTATTTATGATTCTATTGATCTATTTTTGATCTATATTGAACACCACTGTTCGTATAAAACCGGAATATAATAGGAATCGTTGAGAATGCAATACTAATGAAAGTTGTTTGGGACGCTGATAGATCGTTTAGTGATATCGCCCAAAAAACAATTTTCGTTAATAAGTAGCAATACCAAACTATGATTAGTCTTGGAACGATTCTGTATAGGTTCAGCTTGTGGTAAAGTGGGATAGTCTTTCTTGTTATCATTGTTGATATTTAGAAAAACCGTTGCTGTGATATGTATTTTGTTTTGTAAAATTAAGTTTTGAAAATTAAAGAGAGATATTATGATAAAGAACAATATTATGATATATGATTGTGGAGATGATAATTATAAAACATTTGTTAATAACATACATCGTTTGATTAACATATTAAACCTCAACCCCAATGATTTTGTTGAATGTTATAGTCAGGTTCGATTTGATAATAATCGCTGGAATAAGCCATTATTCAAGTTAGGTGAGGTTAATATATTTGGTTTAAAAACAAAACGAAAATTAGATAATGGTTGGAAACCGTTATCTACTAAGAACTTTAAGAAGATGGTTGTGGACAAAGTTAATATCTATGGCGAAACTTTAGCCCAAAACAGCTCTCAACCGCTAACTATAGAACTTCCTAGAGTAATTAGATCGCTTAGTGTGAGAGATTGTAAGTGTCTAATGGATTTAAAATGTGATTATATTAACAAATTAAGTATCCATAATTGTTCGTCTTTAACAATTGCTGAATGGCCGTTGGGCTTACAATGGATATCATTATTTGGTTATAATAATATCTTATTTGATTACTTTCCCAATGAATTACGTGATCTTCATATATCTATTAGTATTGATCAGTTGGATTTTTTATATGCTTGTATAGATAAACTTAACAAATGTGACAAATGTGATAGATTAACAATATGGTTAGAAAGGGGTGAGGAAAAGGTAGATGCATACAAGAATATAATGATAAAGCCTACGTTTTTAAAAAATGACAACATCCAGAATGTTACAATATGCATGCAAAGTCTAAAACGGAACGGGGTTCTTGAAGTAATATCTCCCCCTATTGAGAATTATAGACCTCTGACAAGTATGACTCAAATGTTTGAATATATGACATATATAAAAAACCAAATCAATGAGTTAATATAAAACACCATTTTGGATAAATACCCCAATGTAACAAAACAAAAATAATTGGGATCGACCTTTCATTAACCTCGACTGGATTAGTTTGTTTGTTGAATTCCAACCTCATCGATTTCAAGATTATCAGCTCAAATGCGAAAGACAGTGACTACGAAAGATTAATAGATATCAACAGTCAGGTTATCAACTTTATTAATACCCACAATCCATCACTAATTGTGATCGAAGGTCTAGCATTTAGATCAGTTGGATCGAAAGCTAAGACATTAGCTGGATTGCATTATATCGTTGCATGTGAGCTGATTAGCCTGCAATACGAAGTGAAAATTGTGTATCCATCAACACTAAAGAAATATGCAACTGGTCGTGGCAATGCAAACAAACAAGAGATGGAGCATTGCACCCCAAGTGAGATATTAGATCAATTTAAATGCAAGAAAATCGACGACTTGGTCGATGCATATTGGCTGGCAAAAATAGGGGAGCGACCTTAATTAGATCACTCCCAATTTGCACCTCCATGTGCTTGTTGACTTTTCTTCTACAAGTTCCTTCTTCTCATCGTGTCCTAGTTCCGTTTTTAGTCGAGTTTGTACTTTTTCTTGATATTATAATAATAAGTTGATGCTCCTGCTTGGGTTAGTCCAGCCTCATTCATCAGCATTTCGATGATTTCTTTTCTTGTTTTCTCGCCATAAAACTTGGTCATCAAGTCGATTGCGATATCCATTTTTGTAACGTTTGTCTCTTTATCAGTTTTCTTTGCAATTTTCTTCTTGGTCACTTTCTTTGTTTCGACTTTGGGCAATTTCTTGTATTTGTAATATTGCCAAACTTGGTCTGCTGCCTTTGTCTCATCTGATACGATAATGTCCTCGAGAAGTTGGAGTGTGGTCTCTACTACATCTGATTTCTTTGCCTTTGATCCAATTTGCTGTTTGACAGCATCGGTGAGTTCAACGATTTGGTCGTTTGTAAGATCAGTCTTGGGCATTTTGTTCACCTCGTGTTTGTTTGATTTGAAATAGGCTAATTGCTTAACCCATGACTGCACTGTCCCAACTCCAGGTGGTTGGGACAACGGCTATGAGGTGATTTTTGCTATTAAATTCAGTTACTTGAGATAACTAATAGTGATTTCCCCCAACTTTGTTAGTTATGTAAGATTGATCTAGATGAACAGTCCGCCGAAGCCGATCCCGAGGGACATCACCAGCAGCAGGTAGCGGACACTGCCGGCGATGCGACGGTAGACGCCGAGAACCGCGACCGGGTGCAGTGACC